GGGCCAAATTTCACGGTGCAGCTTCCGGCTGCTTCTGCCACCACGGCGCTGATCCGATTCGCTTGAGGTAAGACATGCCATCAACCTATACCAGCAGCCTCAGGCTTGTTCTTCCGGCCACGGGGGAGCTGAGCAATACCTGGGGTACGGTGTTCAACGCCGGGGCGACGAGCCTGATTGACTCCTCGATTGCTGGTACGTCCAGCATCACGATGACGGCGGCGAACTACACGCTGACTTCAAGCAACGGCGCATCAGATGAAGCGCGGGCCATGTTCCTCGTGCTGGGTGGGACTCCAGGCGGTTCGTACAACGTCATCGTCCCTGCGGTCAGCAAGCTGTACTTCGTGACCAACAACACGGGCGCAGCACAGACGGTGAAGACCTCTGCTGGGTCGGGAATCTCGGTGCCCAACGGTGCTCGGATGGCACTGCGCTGCGATGGCACGGATGTGTTGGAGGCGCTGAACTACTTCGGTTCTTTGACGCTGGGCGCGGCGTTGCCGGTGGCTTCGGGCGGTACAGGTGTAGCTACAAGTACGGGTACCGGCTCGGTAGTGTTGTCCACCAGTCCGACGTTTGTCACACCGATCCTTGGAACACCCACCTCGGTTACGCTGACCAACGGCACTGGTTTGCCCCTCACCACGGGCGTCACGGGTACGCTCCCTGTAGCCAATGGTGGCACAGGCGCGGCAACTTTTACAGCTAACAACGTCCTGCTCGGCAACGGCACTTCGGCTTTTCAGGAGGTGGCTCCTGGGTCCAACGGCAATGTGTTGACCAGCAATGGCACTACTTGGCAGTCAACGGCTCCCGCAGGCGGCGTCACCACCATCAGTTTTGGCTCAACCGGACTGACGCCTAGCACAGCCACAAGCGGTGCAGTGAGCGTTGCGGGGACGCTGGCAATTGCCAACGGAGGCACGGGGGCAACGACTCTTGCGGGTGCAAATATCCCGGTCACTAACGTCGCCAACACCTTCACCGCCACACAGACCTTCAGCGGCTCCAGCAGCGCCCTAGCGGCGGTTCTGACAGACGCAGCCGAAGTCGCCACCATCTCCGCAACGGCGGCCACAGGCACGATCAACTACGACATCACCACGCAGTCGGTGCTGTACTACACCTCCAACGCCTCGGCCAACTGGACGGTGAACTTCCGCGCCAGCAGCGGCACCAGCCTGAACACGGCGATGAGCACGGGGCAGAGCGTGACGGTGGCGTTCCTCGTAACGCAGGGTGCTACGGCCTACTACAACAACGTGGTGCAGGTGGATGGGTCTTCGGTAACACCCAAGTACCAAGGCGGCACGGCATGGGCGGCAGGTAATGCCTCCAGCATCGACGCCTACGTCTACACCATCGTGAAGACCGGCAGTGCTGCGTTTACCGTGTTTGCATCGCAGACGAGGTTTGCATAATGCCGTTGCTTGAAACCAAAGGCGCTGCCTCTGCCCAAGGGTTTGGGTTTACGTCTGCTGTTGCTGTAGCCAACTACATTGAAGATGTCTTCAGCACTTGGCTGTACACAGGCAACGGCACATCGCAAACCATCACCAACGGAATTGATCTGTCAGGTAAAGGTGGGTTGGTTTGGGTGGCTTGCAGAAGCAATCCTCAGGGCAACTACATGACCGACACTGTGCGAGGGGCTACCAAGCAAATTGCACCATTTTCAACGGCAGCACAAAACACAGAAAGCACAGGACTAACTGCATTTACAAGCACTGGATATACGTTTGGCTCCAAAGCTGATTGGAATTTTAGCGGGTATACCTACGTCAACTGGACCTTCCGCGAGCAGCCCAAGTTCTTTGATGTGGTGACGTATACGGGCAATGGCAGCAACCGCACCATTGCTCACAACCTTGGCTCAGTGCCGGGGTGCATCATCGTCAAACGCACGGACACCACTAGTGCTTGGCAGGTTTACCACCGCAGCGTTGGCAACACAAAGTATTTGGTACTGAACACCACCGCTGCTGAAGTCACAAGCTCTACCCGCTGGAACAACACCACACCGACCAGCACCGAGTTCAGTCTTGGTACTGACACAACGGTTAACGATTCTGGCGGCACCTACGTCGCCTACTTATTCGCCCACGATGCAGGCGGCTTCGGCGCGTCTGGCTCGGACAATGTGATTTCGTGTGGGTCATTTACTACTAATAGCAGTCAAAACGCCACGGTAACGCTTGGGTATGAGCCTCAATGGTTAATTTTGAAGGCAACGTCTGCAACGTCCGGCTGGGACATGTTTGACAACATGCGAGGAATACCAGTTGGAGGAAATGACCCGTTTCTCAACGCAAACACATCTTCTGCAGAAGCAACTAGCTCAAATTACATAGACCCAACAGCCACAGGCTTTAACGTCAGTAACTACGGTATTTCGACAACTTGGGTTTACATCGCCATCCGCCGTGGCCCGATGAGGACTCCGACGACGGGGACGAGTGTTTACGATGCTTCGCTTTATACCGGAGACAACACAACAAGGGTAATTACGGCTCCATTTGTAACTGACTTGGCTGTTGTAAAAAGCCGAAGTGGTAGCGCCGCTGGGGCAACGTGGGCAGACCGTCTTCGTGGGAGACCCGCGCTTGATTCCAGCAGCACTGGCGCAGAAGTTTCAGCAGATTCGTTGTTTCCGGCTAACCCTTGGGATTTGCAAGGTGGCGTGCGAATTGGCAACGGAGCTAACGCCACCAACAATGGTGGCTCGACCTATGTTGACTGGAACTTCCGCCGCGCCCCCGGCTTCTTTGATGTGGTGTGCTACACGGGGACGGGAGCCAACCGCACGGTGAGTCACAACTTGGGCGTGGTGCCTGAGTTGATGATTGTGAAGAAGCGAAGCGCAGCCGATGACTGGGCGGTTTACGCAAACAACGACAACACAGACTTCCTTCTGCTGAATACGACTGCCGCAACTGCTGACGACAACACCTATTGGAACGACACGAGCCCGACCGCTTCTGTGTTCACGGTCGGCACAAACGCGGACGTCAATACGTCTGCCGCAACATACGTCGCATACCTCTTCGCCACCGTTGCAGGCGTCAGCAAGGTGGGCAGCTACACCGGCACGGGCACCACGCTGCAAGTCAATTGTGGGTTCACTGGGGGTAGCCGGTTCGTCCTCATCAAGCGCACGGACTCAACGGGTGACTGGTACGTATGGGACAGCGCACGCGGCATCGTGGCGGGCAACGACCCATACCTTTTGCTGAACTCCACTGCGGCGGAAGTCACCGGCACAGACTACATTGACACGTTCAGTTCCGGGTTTGAGATCAGCAGCACAGCACCAGCAGCGATCAACGCCAACGGCGGGACGTTCATATTCTTGGCAATAGCCTGAGGTACATCATGCAAATCAGACTTCGCGCCACAGGCGCAGTGATGCTGGAGGGCGAGTTCCGCGCTTACCAGAAGGCCAACGGTGGCCCCACTTGGGACCGCACCACGGACGAGGTGCTGGCGGCGCTGGGCGCTGACCCGGTGTTTGAAGGCCCGCAGGCATCAGGCGGTACGGTCTATCAGTTCTCTATGCCTTCTGGTGTTGAGCAGATTGACGGCAAGTGGTACACCAAGCACATCCTTGGCCCTGTTTTCACAGACACCGAAGATGCCACCGCTGCCGAGCAAGAAGCGGCGTACAAGGCTCAGAAAGACGCCGAGCAGTCTAAGGCGGTACGCACAGATCGCAATCAGCGCCTGAAGGACACAGACTGGACGCAAGTGGCCGACGCCCCGGTGGACAAAGCCGCATGGGCGGCGTACCGACAGGAACTGCGAGACATCACTGCACAAGCCGGGTTCCCGTGGGATGTGCAATGGCCTGTTCAGCCTGAGTAAGCCATGAACTGGGCAGACGTTCTAAAAGCAGTCATACCGATTGTGGTTGCATCTTTGGCGTGGCTGCTCGGGCAGGTGAACTCTTTCTCTGAGCGTCTGACCAAGATCGAAGGCTCCATGCCTGCGCTCATCACATCTACCGGCGTGCCAACTGATAGTCCAATCTCTGCTGAGAAGCGTGCCATCCTCAAAGAGCAACTGATGGCGCACATCAACGAGCTTCAGGTTAAGGTCAGGCTGCTTGAAGAGCGCGAACGTATCAAAGGAGCCAAGTGATGTTTGAGTCGCTAATCGGTGGTTTGTTTGGGGGTATCCTGCGCCTTGCGCCAGAGGTGTTCAAACTCTTTGACAAAAAGAATGAACGGGCGCATGAGCTTCGCATGGTTGAAGCCGAGATGGAGTTTGCCAAGATCCGTGGTGAGATCGCCATGCGGCAGGTCGAAGCGCAGATGACGATGGCCGAGATGGACACGATGGCCCAGGCGTTCAAGGAGCAGTCCGAGACCGCCAAGAATGCCGGGTGGTTTGTCTCTGCGATCTCAGCGCTGGTGCGCCCGATGGTCACCTACTCCTTCCTGGCCCTGTATGCCTCTGTGAAGATTGCTGCCTTCCTGATTGCCATGGACCAAAACGGCAACTGGAAAGAAGTGCTGGTCACGATGTGGGGCGCAGACGACCTTGCCGTCTTCAACATGATCATCTCCTTCTGGTTTGTCGGACGGGTGTATGAGCGGTCCAGTAAGTGAGGCGGTAGACATTGCCGCTACTCTGTGCCGCCCTTTTGAAGGGCTAAGGCTGAAGCCATACATCTGCCCAGCGGGCTACCCCACGATTGGCTACGGAACGGTCTGGAAGCCTGACGGCACCAAGGTGACGATGGAGCACCCCGAGATCACCAAGGAAATTGCAG